ATTATGATTGTGTCAATCATCACTTCCGTAATAGTGACGATTATACTAACCCACTAATTAGAAGGGTGAAAATGGTTGTAGCAATTGCAGTAATTATTGGAAGAAAAACGGAATTAGCTAGAAGATAAACAAAATTTTTCCGGCGTAATTCAAAAAATGCATACCTTCGTGAGTTGGATTGAAAATATAATTTTCTGGAGTTCCTGAAAGATTTTCGATTAAATGAAGTTCTTCTAGGTATTTTAAAGCACTAAAAATTTCAACATCAGTCATTACATCTTTCAAATAAGAGTCAATGAAGTACTTTTTGATATCATAACCCCAGTAGACCATATCGTCAATATCTCTCAATAAACAAACAAGAATTCGTGTGGCATCACGAGTTAAGATTTTTCCGTTTGCAGTTTTATAAATAAACAATGGATTTGTCAAAAATGCGCGACGAACTTTTTGTTTCAGTTTAGATTCATTTCTAGGTTTACGCATGATTAAACTCCTTTCATAAATACTCGGCATGGCGGTGCCTGTAAATAGAGTATAGGAGATAAAAGAGTAAAAAGCAATAAACATAGACAAACCATACTGCATACTTATTAAAAAGGAGGTGGTGGCATGGCATTAACCTATAAAAACATAGTAGTTATCGCTGGAAAAAAAGTTGATTTAGAGACGCTTCCAGAAAAAGAAAAAGAACGTCTTGCTATGGAATGGAATAGAGCCGCTGCAAGGAAATTAAATTACATAGAAGATAAAACCGCCTGAGGCGGGAAAGGAGGGACAAGCAATGCACAGTGAAAGTTTAACACAAGCAATATTAGGAACAGCGCTGTTATTTAACACAGTTTTTGAAATTCCAGATGATATGAGCCTTTTTGGGCAGATATTTGGAGTAGGAATAGTTACATATATGTTGTTCTGGAGTATTGAGAAAGTAAGAGAATGGGAAATGCTGTTAAGAAAAAAGTCCGCCCGGCGGGAACCGAAAGCGGACTAAGGAATTTAATTAACAGGTTTATTATACAAGAATGTAGAGGAAAAAGCAATGGGAGAATTTGCACAATTAGAAAAAGAACTTCGACCTGTTTTTGCAGAAATAGAAAGAATTAAAGAAAAACACCGGATAACCTCTATTACCTTAGAAAGCTTTAACCTAATCGACCAGTTCCACGGGAGCCATGGAGGAAAGGGAAGTTTTATGGGGAAAAGAGAGTACAAGCATACCAGAAGCGTGGAGCAAAACTTTGTTAAGGTGAAATGATGGACCATGAAAAGAGAAAACCCGGAGTGTAATACTCCGGGTAAGTCATATATGGAACTTTTAAGTCTGAAAAGAGTATAGCATATATGACCGCAGAAAGCAAGAAAGAGAGAACACTTTTCTCTCTCTTACAACTTGATAAAGATATTAAAGTTAGGACATAGAGGCTATGGCAGTAAAGAGAAAAACAATAAAACTGAGAAACGGGGATATCCTTGATATTACTGAAAACCATGATGGAAACCATGGTGCTCCGGGAAAGGCAAGGCAGAAAAAGAAAAAGCCTACCAAAGAGGAGATACAAAAGAATAATGCCATGAATAAAGCAAGAAGAACCAGATTAAGGCTCTTGCAATATTTCTGTCCCGGAGACTGTTTTGCTACATGGACGTATGAAAAAAATAAAAGACCTTCTGAAATGGATGAAGCACTGTCAGATTTCCAAAAAGCAATCCGGAAAGTAAGAAGGGAATACCAGAAAAGAGGGTATGAACTTTTTTGGATAAGAAATATTGAAAGAGGAACAAAAGGGGCATGGCATATTCATCTTGTAATAAACGAGATTGGAGATACAGCAAGCATATTAAAGGCTGCATGGGAAAAAGGCGGAGTTTATGCCACAGAAATAAATCTTTCTGAAAAGCTTTATGATGCGGATTTTACGAAGCTGGCTAACTACATTACTAAAGATGAAAACACCGAGGAATTAAAAGAAGACGGCACTCCGGCAAAACCCAGAATAAAAGAAGCAAATTACAATATTTCCAGAAATATGCCGCTTCCAGAACCAAAGGTAAACAAGCTGAAGCGCTGGAAAGAAGAAATTAAACCAAAAAAGGGATACTACGTTGCAAACATGGTAGAAGGCATCAATCCGGTAACCGGATATAAATACCGTAGATACACTTTAATTCGATTTAAAAAGCAGGAGAAAGGAAGGCGAAAACATGAAAGAGGTAAACCTGTACATAGAGACCAGTAGCACAGCCTTCCAAAAGAAAGAGAGAAACAGTGGCTATGTACTGGAATACATAAAGGGCAAGACTCCCATAACGAGAGAAGGCTTCCGAACCGGAAAAGGCACGTATAATCAGGAAATTTTAGAAACTCTTACAGAAGCACTAAAAAGGGTGAGAGAGCCGTGCAAAATCTGTATCTATTCCAGAAATCAGTTTGTCCTTTATGCAATCAGGGACAAGATGGAAATATGGGCGAGGGAAGACTTTGAGAAAATCAAGAACCAGGAAGACTGGAAGGCTCTGTGGGAAGTAATACAAGAGCATGAAGTAAACGTGCAAGTAGGCAAGCACACTTATTCTGATTGGATTTTAAGAGAAATGGAGGAACGGCGTGAAAAAAACGGGTAAGAAACAAAAGAGCATCTTGCAGGACCAGAGTGAAAAACAGTGCTATCTGTGTATGGTTTTGCATGAAGACTATGGATATAAGCAGGTGGAGGACCATCACATTTATTTTGGTAATTCCAACCGAAAAAACAGTGAATTCTATGGATTTAAAGCTAATCTTTGTTTAATGCACCACCGCATCGGCAAGGAGGCAGTACATAATAACCGGGAAACAGACCTGATACTAAAAAGAATATGTCAGGAAGAATTTGAAAAGAACCATACAAGGCAAGAATTTGTAAGAATTATTGGAAAATCTTATCTGGACGGAGAATTTGAACGTCCAGCATCTTAAGGAGGAAGAACATGAACAAAGTAATTTTAATGGGGAGATTAACCAGAGACCCTGACGTGAAATACACAGCCGGAGATAATCCAATGGCAATCGCAAGATATACATTGGCAGTAGATAGACGTTTTAAAAGAGAAAATGAAGCAACAGCAGACTTTATCAGTTGTATTGCTTTTGGAAAGGCAGCAGAATTTGCCGAAAAATACTTCCGTCAAGGTATCCGCATTGTAGTAAGTGGCAGAATTCAGATTGGAAGCTATACAAACAGAGATGGGAACAAAGTCTATACAACAGATGTTGTGGTAGAAGAACAGGAATTTGCTGAGAACAAGAGCAGTGCAGCAGGAAATAACAATGTACAAGATAATACGGCAGCAGGACAGTCGATCGGGAACACAACTGTAGATGCAGACGGATTTATGAACATCCCAGACGGCATTGACGAAGAACTGCCATTTAGCTAAGGAGGATAATTATGGCATATAGAATACCTGTAACAAAAAAAGAAGTGATAAAAGCAAAGGAACTGTATGCAGCAGGATACAGCGTACAGGAAATATCTTTAGAACTTAATCGTACCGGAAACACAGTACGGCGCATGATACACGGGTTCTACGATAACTTAGAGCCTAAGAAACCAAAAGAGAAAGACAAAGAAAAAGAAAAACCACTGTGGCAGGTATGTTTTGAAACAGAGTGGGAAAATGCAGTAAACAGGATTAGAAAAGCAATGGGCAAAGAACCGATTTAGGAAGGAATATGCAATGAAGAATAATTTGATTATAGATTGTTTTGCTGGTGGCGGAGGAGCGAGCGTTGGAATAGAAATGGCTTTAGGAAGACAGGTAGATATAGCTATAAACCACGATCCGGAAGCTATACGGATGCACAAAGTAAATCACCCAGATACAATTCATCTGACAGAAGATATTTTTAAAGTTGACTTGCAAAAATATGTTAAAGGCAGAAAAGTTGCATTGATGTGGGCAAGCCCAGAT